TCCAATAGCTTAAATTGAAGGCCCGAAGAATAATTTTAACGGTGCCGTTACTCAAGGGCCCTGAAGTAACGCAAGGAATGCCACAATTACCAAATGTTCTAAAACCGCACAAGACTTCACCGCAGGAACTATCTCTCTTAAAAGCCACAAGCATTCAGGGGTTCAAACTGGATCGGGTAACTCTGGCACACCCGTGCCATAAATTGCGTGGTTTTGCGCTTAGATAATGAGATAATCAGTTCAATAAATAACCTTCTCGGGACAGAAAATGAAAGGATACGGTTTAGGATTGTTTTTTCTCTTGCTACCAGTAATGGCAATAAGCGCGAAACTTACGCCGCAAGAGCAACACAACGATGATCTCATCAAGGCACCTCAGGAATGCATGCTTAGAGGAAGCTTCTTGCAAACTGCTTTAGCTAACTATCAGGGTGATGTTCCTATCGAGCGAGCAAAACAACTTGCAGCCGAGGCCGCCAAAGATAATAGGTTATACGCGGATAAGGCTATCCTCTGGGCTAATTCAGTCATTGATTCAATTTACTCTGACCCAGAATCTAAATATGCAGATGTGAATTTTAACTTCAATGAGTTCGTGACTTACTGCGGCAAGCATTACGAAAAATATGGCAGAGAGAAAGCAATCAGCATCAATGCATCCACTCTAAAATCTGATGCATCTTACTCTGGTCAGTGTGATGTTACCGATTATACTTTTGGCAAAGACAAAACCCCTGTCGTCACAAGCACAAAATCTAAGGCTGCTTCTGTTTCTATGGTGAGTGGGAATATAGCTATTGGATATGACGGGCAAATATATCAAGTGATAGGTAACGCCAAGAAAAAAAATGATGAAACGATATGGAAGCAAAATGGCATCACATACATAGCTCAAAGCGATAATATATTTCACGTAATAAAGAAAGAGTCTGGATTTTCATTGTCTAATTGCAGCTCTACAAATTAAATTAGACTAATCTCCAAACTATGAAAAAAGACCTCGCTACGGCGGGGTTTTTTATTGCCAAAATTCTGGAGTGCCAATGCAAAAAACCATGCTGCTCGATCAGACTGCGTGGGATTTGGTGCTGGATGCTAACGGGGATATTGCCGTAGCAACCGATCCATATTCAATCGCGCAAGATGTTGCCAGTGCAGTTAGAACTTTCCTTGGCGAGTGTTGGTATGACACTACTCAAGGTATCCCTTACTGGCAACAAATCCTTGGGGAGTCTCCTCCGTTATCTCTAGTTAAGTCTCAAGTCGAAGCGGCAGCAAAAACAGTGCCTAACGTCGCTACCGCTGAATGCACCATCGTTACCTATACAGACCGAGCCATCACTGGCCGCGTCGAAGTCACTGACTCCCTCGGCAATACCACAACCGCCACATTCTGAGGCCTGACATGTCAACAAGCGTACCAACAATCACTTTTGCCGATACGGGCATTACGCTTCCGGCTGGGTCCGACATACTGGCCGGGCGTATGGCTGATATTAATGACGCGTTCGGCGGCGGCGTAAACCAGTCCCTGACTACACCGCAAGGCCAGATTGCCCAAAGCGACTCGGCGATCATCGAAGACAAAAATGCCAACATCGCTGAAATAGTTAACCAAGTGAATCCTGATTATTCATCTGGCCGCTGGCAAGATGGAATTGGCCGTATCTACTTCATGGACCGAATTGCGGCTGTCGGAACCGTGGTTACTTGCACCTGTGTTGGGTTGGTAGGAACTTATATCCCAATTGGCTCACAAGCTCAGGACAATAGCGGATATATCTATTCAAGCATAACGGATGGAACAATATCTTCTGATGGCACGCTGCAGATAGATTTCCAATGCGTTACCACTGGCCCGATTGCATGCCCAGCAGGAACTCTTACCACTATTTATCGCTCTGTATATGGGTGGGATTCTGTCACTAACGCAGGCGCTGGTACTTTAGGTATTGATGTTGAGAGCCGGGCTGATTTCGAATTCAGACGAAAAAACTCAGTTGCCGCCAATGCCGTTAATTCCCCGCAGTCGATCTATGCCGCCGTACTTGCAGTTGATGGCGTGCTGGATGCTTACGTAATTGACAATCCGCTAGGCACTGCTGTTCTTAAAGGTTCAACCAATTACTCCATAGCAGCAAACTCTGTCTACGTATCGGTAGTCGGTGGTGCAGAAACAGATATTGCAGCAGCAATCTGGTCGAAAAAATCATTAGGGTGCAATTACAACGGAAATACTAGCTATACGGTATATGACGATAACTATAACGACCCTAAACCTGCTTACGTTGTTATGTGGCAGACCCCATCTGCGGTGCCTATTTATTTTTCAGTACAAATAGGGAATAACCCATTACTGCCCGGCAATATAATTTCTATGGTTAAAAATGCAATTATTAATGCATTCAACGGTGATGATGGAGGAGCTAGAGCAAGAATAGGTTCAACAATTTACGCTGGACGGTATTACTCGACTGTTTTTAACACAAACGCCAATGTAAACATCCAGTCAATCGCGCTTGGTGTTACATCACCCGGATCCTCGACATCTACAACCATGGGCATTGACCAACGTCCAACACTCGACGCCTCGAATATAACCGTAACGTTGGTGTAAATATGGAAAACTACAAAGATACGCTTCTATCACAATATGCTAATAGCCCGACGATAGTTTCATTAATTGAATCATTCAATGACGCAATAGACCCCTCTATAGACCTAAATAATTTTTATGACTTTGTGTGGAACGTCGATACCGCACAAGGATTCGGACTAGATATATGGGGAAAGATAGTAAATATTTCCCGTCTTCTTACCGTAGACACAACAGTTCAGTATATGGGGTATAAGGAAGCTTTAGCTTCTACCCCCCAAGCTAGTGATCCAGCTCCGTTTGACCAATCTCCATTTTATAATGGTGTTCAAGTAACAAACACAGTTTCACTATCTGACGATGCATATCGGCAACTGATCATGGTGAAGGCGCTGGCTAATATTACTAACTGCACCGCACCTAATCTAAATAAATTACTTCAACTCCTATTTTCTACACGCGGCGTCGCATTTGTTCCTGATACGGGAAGCATGACTATTCGGTACGTATTCACCTTCAATCTTACCGATGTTGAGGAAGCCATAGTAAAGAGCTCAGGCGCTTTACCACGTCCCGCAGGCGTACTTGCGCAAGTCATGATTGTAGACACAGAAAATACTTTTGGCTTTGCTGAGGCAGGCTTAGCAGCTCAGCCATTCGGCCAGGGCACATTCTTCAGCTCATCAGGAATTCAAAATGCAAACTAGTGGATTACCTACCCGCGTTGCCGTCCCATTCGCTGACTCAGGCACGAAAAACACGATCCCAGTTCCATCACAAATTGGTATTACTGGTGGAGCAGCTTCATTTACAACTGGTTTCCCGCCACTAACAATGACGCCAATTGGCGCTGGCGGGATTCCCCCATTCGGCGCTGACTTCAATGGGATTTTAAACGCAATCACTGTCGCACTACGCTGGAATACTGCCGGATCTGGATATCCGTTTGATAGCACCTTCTCAACCACTGTCTCTGGGTATCCAAAAGGGGCATTACTTCCTGCATCTGATTTCTCAGGCTATTGGTTAAATACAAGCGAGGCGAATACTACCACACCAGAAAATAGCACTTCCGCAACTACTGGATGGGTTCCTGGAGTCCACTATGGAGTGACTGCATTAACTGGTCTGGCATCATCAAGCGTAATATTGACTACGTTACAGGCTGCAAAAACACGAATTACTCTTGCTGGAACACTCACCTCTAACATCAACCTAACATTCCCAGCCTGGACAAGAAGCTGGACAGTGGTTAATAACTGCGTCGGAGCATTTTCTGTAACTTGCAAGACGCCTTCAGGAACTGGTGTTGTTATTGGCTCTGGAATATCTGCACTAATCAATTGTGATGGAACGAATATCACGCAAGATTCTAATCAGCAGATTCCTGTAGCAACAGCAACAGCAAGCGGCAATGCTATAAATCTCGCCCAATTAAATGCAGTTATTACCGCACTTGCATTGGGGAACGCATCAACAAAAACAGTAGGTACTGGTGCAAATCAGATACCAGACATGAACTCTTTCACCTTCTCTGGTACAGCCGCTGGCTGGGCAATGAAAGTTCCTCAAGGAATTATTCAAGGTGGAATTACAGGCGGCATAACTACGGCTCCATATGATGTGGGATTTGCATTCCCTGTAGCTTTTCCAAATCAGGTTTTGGGTCTTTGGGATTACAATATTGGAGCCGTAGGTGGTTCACAAAAAGTTGAATGGTCATTTAACGCCCCCTCTCTTCTTGGGTGCAGCGTTCGCGCCATTGGCGTAATCGTGCAGGGGTCGACAAGTGTAAATACCCCATATGCTGGGATAACGTGTGGCTGGGTAGCAATAGGGCGATAATCATGAACGAAACTTATTATTTTTCAGCAACCAATAACTCCTTTTATTGGGGTTCTATTAAAGACCAATACGGTGCAGGGTGGCCGGAAGATGCTATTGAAGTATCATCCGACGTATTTAACGAATTTGCTGCTCCAAAGGCGGGGAAAAAGAGGTCATCAACTGCGGACGGATACCCAGCATGGATAGATGCTGACCCGGTATCTAATGCTCAACTGTTAACTGATGCGTTATCAACGCTTGCTGCGGCATATAAAAATGATTCGTTTGAACTCAATATGGCATACGTTGCTGCTATTACAAATGATGGAACAAGTGAGGCTGGGAAAGTAGTATCGGTAAGATCTCAAATAACCGCAAGAAAGGCTCAGTATATCTCTGATATGGCCGCCGCTAAGGTTAAATACCCTCTGGAGTAATTATGACTACTGATAACAATGACTCAAACGCTGTAACAGAAGCAGTTGCCACCTCAAACATGCTGAAGTTTTGCCCCATTTGTGGCGATACAATGCATAAAGAAACGTATTTAGATAGGCTGTGGTGGTTTTGTGACGACGCAGAGGGATGTGGGTTTTTCGAAC